CCCTGCGCACTACACATAGTTGTTTGATGGGATCGTCATCGGGGATTGTAAAAATCTCCGTGACTGATTCCATCTCAAAATGTTTTTCCGAAGACTTGACGGAGCGATGCTCAGTCAAGTGTTTCGGAAGTTCGTTCATTAGCTCCCTTAAGGTTTGAATAGTCATATTCTGAACCTTGGGGGGCATCGACCATATGGCATTAGTCCAATCTTGTGGGTTCCACATGATTGGCATTTTGCCAAGTGAGTATATTTGTCTGGGGATATACATGGGCCTTTGCTCATATCTAACTCCAAGACATATATCTTGACATGCTGACGCTATGGGGAAAAGTTTACCCTCTTCTCCAAACGTCGCATAGTCCATATCCTTGCCCATCAAGGTTACCTTTCCAACAATGTCGGAACTGTAATCTTGACGGTCCTTTTTCGTGTCTACGACCAGCCTAAATTTAGGGTGGTCGAGATACGGAAGGTACTTGTTGTCTTTCAGCTTTGACGCAGTTAAAACTGTATTAAATCGATTGACAGGTATGTGGAAGACCTCTTCACAATAAGTTCCCCAGGAACTAGTTATGAAGAAGTCATCTTGAGATATCTCATACCCGAGCATTTCGGTTGCTTTGTTATAGTAACCGAACCACCTCCGGATAGAAGCGGGATCGTCCGATCCGGCAATGATGACTGTATCGTCACCGTTGCCGGAGTGGACTTTCTTAATTCCTGGCTCCATTTTGTCGGCGTAAGCCTCACAAATTGGGTGAGCCAGGGATATGTTGGTCTTCGTTAACGGATCTCCCATAGGGACCCCGTTAATCATTTGACCTACATATTTCCCGTTAATGTACATGTCCTTTGAACCAGGCCATATACATTCGACGGTTTTCCTTATATCCTCACTTAAATTCATCTTGGCTAGTAGCCTAGATGTAATTGCGTGAGCACTCTTCGTCGTTGGTAAGTCAGTAGCCTTTCGCCAGTCTACTGACATTATCAACTTATGCTTTTCGAATAGGACGTGCCCGTCAACCGGGTCAAGGTGGTTTATTCTTTCAATAAACCTCCATCCTAATCTACCTGATCCCAAACCGTCTTTCAAAGATCTTTGAACTTTGGAAGACTGTATGGTCATGTGTGAGAAGGGCTGTAAGAATGCAT